TCACCGCCCCTCCAACAACGTCCCCGCCTGATCCAGCAACGCCAACGGATCCGCCGCCTTATGAATATCCACCGACAACAACTGCCTGAACTTGCGCGCCCCTGGAAACCCCGTGCCCAACCCCAACACATGCCGAGTAATGTGATGCATCGTCCCACCACTGGCCAAATGCTCAGCAATATAAGGCCGCAACTGCGCCAACGCCTCCGCCCGGCTAATCACCGGCGCCTCACTGCCAAACAACCGCTGGTCCACCTCCGCCAACAGATACGGATTGTGATAAGCCTCCCGCCCCAGCATCACCCCATCAAACGTCTGCAAATGCTCCTGGCACTGCTCCAGCGTCTTGATCCCACCATTGAGATTAATCTCCAACTCCGGAAAATCCCGCTTCAACTGCGCCGCCACGTCATAACGCAACGGCGGAATGTCCCGGTTCTCCTTGGGCGACAACCCCTCCAGAATCGCAATCCGCGCATGCACGGTAAAACTGGTGCAACCGGCGTTCTTCACCGTCCCGACGAAGTCACACAACTCGGCATAACTGTCCCGACCATTGATGCCGATACGGTGCTTCACCGTCACCGGAATCGACACCGCATCGCGCATGGCCTTCACACAGTCCGCCACAAGGGCAGGGTGCGCCATGAGGATCGCGCCGATCATGTTGTTCTGCACCCGGTCGCTGGGGCAACCGACGTTCAGGTTCACTTCGTCGTAACCGGCGGCCTCGGCCATTCGGGCGCAGGCGGCCAGATCAGCCGGAACACTGCCGCCCAACTGCAGCGCCAGCGGGTGCTCGGCTTCGTTGTGGCGCAGGAAGCGGTCGTGATCGCCATGGAGGATAGCACCGGTGGTGACCATCTCGGTGTAGAGCAGGGCGTGTTTGGAGAGCAGGCGTAGGAAGAACCGGCAGTGGCGGTCGGTCCAGTCCATCATGGGGGCAACACTAAAGCGCCGAGACAGCGTGGGCCTTGCGTTTACGGGGCTAAAGGTCTGTTTATCTAGCATTTTACTCAACGTGTTCTTGGCGTGTTTTGGGGCGTTTTCAGGCGTTTTTAAAGGCTCGGTGGTACGATGTACCACTTCAAAACTGACGCGTACCACTTTCAATATGGCGACTATCAGGGCAAGAAAACTGGCGGATGGGACTGTGAGCTACACCGCACAGATCCGCATCAAGCGCGACGGAGTGCAAGTCTACCAAGAGAGCCAGACCTTCGCCCGAAAACAGGCTGCTCAGGCTTGGGCACGCAAGCGCGGGTCGGAGCTGGATGAGCCTGGTGCGATCGAGCGCGCAAACCGCAAGGGCGCCACGCTGAAAGATATGACCGATCGCTACCTGGTCGAAGTTGAGAAAGCCAAGCCGCTGGGCAAGACCAAGCGCGCCACACTCAATGCGATTGGCGAAACTTACCTGGGCAAGTTGACCGATACGGATATCAACAGCCAGTGCTTGGTCGATTATGCACTTTGGCGAATGAGCGGTGAGGGCGGTGGCGTTCAGCCACAAACCGCCGGCAATGACCTGGCGCACCTCGGTGCAGTGCTGGCAATTGCCAAAGACGCGTGGGGCTATCAGGTCGATCCGCTCGCCATGGGCGGTGCGCGGCGTGTGTTACGCAAGCTGGGCTACAACTTGAAAAGTCGTGAGCGTGACCGCCGACCGACATTGGATGAGCTGGGACGGGTGCTGACGCACTACCAGTCCATGCAAGTGAGGCGCCCGACCGTCATAAATATGCTGAAGGTCGTGGGCTTCGCCCTGTTCTCCACGCGCCGGCTCGATGAAATAACCCGAATTCGCTGGGCAGACGTAGACGAGGCTGGCCAGCGGGTGCTGGTGCGCGACATGAAAAACCCAGGGCAGAAGATCGGCAACGATGTTTGGTGTTACCTGCCGGACGAGGCGTGGCATATCCTCCAGACGATGCCGAAGGCCGGCGAAGACATCTTCCCCTACAGCCCTGAGTCGATCTCCACGTCCTGGACGAAGGCCTGCAAGTTCTTGTCCATCGCGGATCTGCACTTCCACGACCTCCGGCACGAAGGTGTCAGCCGCTTGTTCGAAATGGACTGGGATATTCCGCGTGTGGCGAGCGTTTCCGGCCACCGGGATTGGAATTCAATGAGGCGTTACACCCACCTTCGCGGTCGGGGCGACCGCTATCTGGGCTGGGAGTGGCACGAAAAGATTCTGAGGGCGCCCGTCCAATTGGGCGCCGCATCGCAGAAGTGGCTTAAACGGCGTGTTTTATCCCGTTGAGCTGGTTGTGCTCTTTAACCGCGGCTGCGCGCTGTAGGTCCAGGTACGCGGCCAGGTCGGTGAGGTGGATGCCCTTGGCCGACTTCTGGCTCGGTTCCAGGCGGGTGATGGGCAACTTGATCTGACCGCTCATCACCTTGCGCTGGAACATGTCCGGCGTCAGATGCGTGAAGTAGTCCCGGCAGACCAGCTCCAACGGAATGACCGCCTGGCCGTCGTACTGAGCCATCAGGATAAAGGCTGTGTTCATGGTTGTTGCTCCAACTGAGCGGCGGTCATATCTATCAGCTTGCGATAACCCGCGTCGTACAGCGCTTCAGCGCTTTGCGTGATGGTCAGGCAAGCACCGACAAACGGATTCAAGACTTTTACCAAGCCATTAATTCCCTCTTTCCGCTGGGCTGCAGCCTCATCTGCAGTCAAGGGGCGGCAATGCGCCGTCATATCGTGTCCGATTTCGTGCCAATACGCGCGCCAATACGCGGCAAGCTCCATATCCGTAGTTTGATCATCGATGTGCCGGCCGGAAAAGATTGCCCACGCAATCGGCTCGCTGAAATATCGAAGGATGGCTTGCTGCGCGGCGGTCCAGCACCGCCAGTAAGGCTCCAGATCTGACGTGTCGTTGTATCTTTCGCCATTCCAATGCGCGCTAATCATTGCTATCGGTAACCCAAGCGTCGATGCGACATAGGCCTCGAAGTCTTTACGAGCATTTTCTGCAACGGTGCTCATAGCTGAACCTCCTGCTGAGCCACGCTCAGGGCAATCGCCACCGGTTGAACCCAAATCGACACGTTGCTGAGCATGAACGTTTCTCCTGCCTCGGAAAGCAGCAGCGTCATGCCGAAAACATCCGCCATTGCCCTTGCCGCCGCGCGTGGTACCGCATTGCCGATGCGTTCTCGGTGGTTGCCGTCGTTAATACCGTCAAGGCGGAAAATACCCGCATGCGCAATCCTGCGTACGCGCTGCATCCGCTGGATTTCCTGGGCCGTCTGAGGATCGGTTGACCAGTATTCCTCCGGATCAAACAGCGATTGAAGCGCAGCCAGCTCCAGGGTGGTAAACGGTCGGTGCCAGGTACCGTCGAGGCTGGTAATCATGCAGGTCAACCGGTCGTTGGGCGCCGGCATGCGCTGATCTGCGACCGACCACCGGCCGTTGTCGTGGCATGCACTGGCGGAAACGGCGCCGGCCGGGGTGTTGTAGTCGACTACGCCGTAATGTCCGCCGGTCAGGTAGGCGTCGCCCTTAGTGCGTGACATGCCGGGGCGAGGATCTGCGATAGATAACGCCCCGCTTGCAACCTGCTGCGAACCAGTGACTGTCTTGGCGCTTTCACTCCATGGCGTGATCCGCAGCTTTTGCGTACTGGCGTTCGGGTGCCAGTTTTTGTACGCGGGATCTGCGACAGCGAAAGCGCCTTGTCCGGTGGTGCTGCCGGCGATGACGGTGCCGGCCGGCTTACTGTAGTCGGTGACCAGGTACTTGCCGAAGCCCTTGGACGGTTGCCGAGGGTCGGCTACAGCCTGCCCGCCGGAGCTGGGGCCGTGCCCTGCGGTGACAGTGCCGGCGGCTTGGTCGTTGCGAACCACCCGGAATACGTTGTTGTGCCGCTCGCCGCTCATGCGCGGGTCAGCAACGCTAAACGTCCCTTGCCCTGGGCTGCGTTGGCCGGTGACTACGCCGCAATGCCGGTTGTAAGGCAGAACGCCATATTGTGTGTATTCGAATTTGCTTGTCGGACGCGGATCTGCCACGGAAAACTTGCCGTTCATAGGCCGGCTCGCACCTGCAACCACGCCGGCTGTGTCGTCCCAGTCGACAACCCCGAGTACGCCGTTGTGATATTCCGGCACGATTACGAAGTCACGAAGGTGACCGTCCTCAATCGCAAATCGGCTCAGGCTGCGCCAATCCTTCCCGGCTTCAACCAGGGCGAGGCGCACCCAGGTTTTCCATTGCAACGCCGGTACCCGATGCATCGGCCCTGCCTGATCGATATCGCCAGCCAGCGGCATGCGGCTCAGCACATCACCGACAGCGCGCAGGCTGCGTTTTTCAGGTTCATACAGGAATGCTGGAACCTGCTCGACGTGCCTGGCCACCAGCAAGAAACGCTTGCGACTCTGTGCCAACCCGCCGATTTCGCCACAATCGTGGGTAGTTTCCGCCACCGCGTAGCCGTAATGGCGGAGCAGCTTGGTGATCTGGTCCAGCAGGTAGCGGCCACGGGGCGCCAGGCGCGGCACGTTTTCGAACACGATCAATTTCACCGGTTTGTGTTTCCAGGCTTCGCACATCAGCCATACGCACCGCAACGTCAGCTCGTTGAGCGCCCGGTACTTCGGTGTTTGGCTCATTGTCTCGGAAAGCAGACCGGATGCGCCCTTGCAGGGGCTGCTGATGAACACCGCGTCCGGGTCTTCGTTGCCGGCGGCGCGGCGCAGATCCTCGGCGGTGGCCTCGATCCAACCGGCGGGCGGCTGCTGACCGTGGAACGCCGCGTATTGTTCGCGTGTGAACAGGTCCATCAGCGTGCCAGGCACACCGGTCATCATCTGGAAGTCGCGCAAGCCGGCGGGGTCGACGTCGACGCCACCCAGGCAGCGCCATTCAGCCTGCACGGGGCCCAGGACGGGTTTGGAGTCGCTGAAGCCGGCCGCCCCGCTGCCGAGCCCGCAGCAGAGGTGGAAGTGGGTGAGTGTACGTTTAAGCATGGTGCTTCTCCTTTCAAGCAGTGGGGGAGTTGCAGCTCCCCGAGACCCGCCTGTGTTGTGTATCAGTGCGCGTATCGACGCGGTTTGTTCTGTCTGGCCGCTTCTCTCTCAGCCATGAAAGCCGCCCATTCCGCCGTTTTGGTCTGTTGGCGAATACGGCTACATGCCTGGTGTTTGCGGGTGGAGCGTGCTTTGCCGCAGATATCGCAGCGGCTGGGCAGGTCAAGCCGATGACTTGCCATGGTCGGACGCTCGCGTTCAGGGCCAACGTGCTCAGGCATTGGTCACAGCCCTCCCATAACCATGCGTGTCAGTGCATTGGGCTGGCCTTCGGGCGTCAGCTTATCGAGGGGCTGCGTAACGCTGCGGCCGTTGGCCGCGCGCAGGGTGGCAACGTTGCCTTCGATCCCTAGGATCACACCTGTACGGGCGCTGAGCCGATATTCCCGGCCACCGCCGCTCATTACGACGTAGCTGACCGTGTCGCCGATTGCCAGCGGGGTTGTGGTAGCCTCTGCGATGCCGCCTTGGGGTTGATTCACTTGCATGGTGCTTCTCCTTTGGGTGGTCGGTGTCGAGGGGTTGCAGCCCCTCGGCACCACCTTCTTACTGGCTTTCGCCGGTTGGGTTTTGCTTCCGCACCAGGTGCAGTTGCAGGCTTTCAAACTCGGTAGCGTCATCTGTCGCTGATTGCCATTCCAGCACTGCCTGGATCTGGTCCCAGCTGCACTCCAGCACCAGGACTTCTTTGTCGCTTACAGCCAGAACTTCCAAGATTGCGACCAGCCCGGCTGGGTCGTAGGCTTCGGCGTGAACAGTTTTCCCGGCCTCGTTAAACCATGCCTTCAGCTCCTTCAGGTACCGCATGTGGTTGGGTTGCCCCTGGCGGCCCTCGGCGGTGATCACTTGTACGTGCATGGTGCTTCTCCTTTGGGTGGTGTCAGACGTTGCAGCGCCTGGCAGGTATTGCCGTTGATGAATCAGGCCTGGAAGTGCCAGCACTTCACGATGGGTTGCTTCGTGACGACAGCATTGGTCTTGCTGGCCTGGTGAGCCCGTACCGCGCTGTCGGTCGCCTTGTTGACGTCGAGCAGCTTCCGCGAGCGGGAGTCCTTCAGGCGCTCGCGCAGCTCGCTGACGTCGGCGATTTTTTGCCGGTTTTCTGCCGCGCACTTCACGAAGTCGTTGAGGTTGATGGCGATCACGTGGTCTTTCTTGCTGTGGTTGACCACCGGGCCATCGGCGTCCAGGCCTTCCAGGTATTCGTAAACTTCCCAGAATTCAGCCACCACCGGATGGTCGGAGCTGATCGAGGCCTGGCGCTCAATTGCCATGCGGATGATCTGCGAGCGGGTGTGCTCGACCTGTGCGCTGGTGAGCGGCACCACCATGCACAGGCAGTCCAGCAGGGTGAGCATTTGGGCGTGGTTCTTGTTGATCCGCTCCACGCGGATGTAGCCGCGCAGCTTGTTGCCACAGTGGCTACATTCGCCATGCTCGTCTTTGAATGGGGTGTCGCAGGCAAAGCAATGGGAGTGCAGGTTGCGCAACTTCGCCTCGTAGCCCGCAACCCGCTGGGCGAACAGATCCATCACCTCCAGTTCTTTACGCACGGCCTGCAGCACAAAGTTGCTGAGTGTCGAACCTTCTAGCGCGTTGAGCCGATCCGCCGCCGCACGGCTTTCAGCGGTGACGCTGGGGCGCACGAAGTGCAGTTTGACGATGCGGGTCATGATCGCCTCTGAAGCCACTACAGGGGCGTTCTGGCTGATGGCGATGGTGCCGCGAAACGGCGGTTCGTAGGTTTCGTTACCGGCGGTTTTAACGCCCTTCGTCGCCAGGGTGCCGCCGCCGTAGTAATCCTTGAGTTCGTCCCATTCGAAGGTTTTGGCGTGGGCCTTGTCGTCGCCGCTACGGTCTGATTCCAGTAGTACGATGGGCATGCCGGAGACCTGGCCCATCAAGCGGCTGCGGCCGGCCTTGGTGGATTTGGACGGGTCAAACCCTTCGTATCCGTCGCGGCCCGCGAGTTTCCATAGCAGCGTGAGCAACGTGGTCTTGCCGGCGCCGGCCTCGCCAGTGGCCTCAAGGAAAGGAAACGACTGGTATCGGCCGCGGATCTGTTCGGCGAACAGCGAGCCAAACCAGAAGGTCAACGCCACGATGCCCTGGGCACCAAAGCACTGCCACAGAAGCCCTAGCCACTGGTCATCGTATTTTTTGCCATCCTTTTCAAGATCGATCTTCACACCCTTTTGCAGAGTCTTGAGTTTCAACTTGCCCATCTCAAAAAACTCTTCCTCGTTGATGTGGATCACCTGGCCTTCACGGATGGCGACGTCGTTGAACACGTAGCAGTGGTATTCCTTGCTGTAGCCCACGTAGTCGATGGTCTGAACCGTCTTGATGCCGAAAAGCTGGTCTTTCATGAGTTTGTCCAATTGCTGTCCACTGCCGGTGAACACGGCTCCGGCACCCATGCCGAGAAGTCTTTTTTTGAATTCGCTCGCAGCGGCGACCTGTCCGCCCGTGAAGGTGTTTTTCACTGAGCCGCCGTCGTGCGGGAAGTCGACGCGGAAGAAGTACCAGGACTCGTCGGTAATCTCGTTGCGCTGGAAATAAAGGGCTTTGGGGTAGCAGTTGGCGATCTCGACGACGCAGCCGGCGACGTTCAGTGCCTTCTCCCGCAGCTGCTTTTCATTGAGTGTTTGGGCTTCGTGACCATCGCTCTTTTCGAGGGCCTGCTTGGCGTTGTTGTATTTCGCCAGGTCCAACTTCCACCAGTACAGGCGGGAGTCGAAACAGAAGTGGAATTCCTCCCGTTCACGCCACTGGTACATGAGCAATGCCTTGTCGCTGGCACTTTCTGCGATCAGCAGGGCGCCCTGGTGGCGGGCTTCTTTCAAGTCACTTTCGATGCGATCAGCGCGGGCTTTTTCGTCGTCGATAAACGCCCAGCGTTGATGCAGATCGTTCCAGTCAACTTTGCGGGCGTCAGGCTGGGACAGCTGAGCAGCCTCGCAGGTAAAACCGAGTTCGCGGGCACGGTTGACCCACATACGGGTGTACTTGTGAGCGCCTGGCTCGTTATCCAGAGCCCAAACCAGCTTCGGGGTTTTACCGCCGCGAGCGGTGATCAGGGCCTTGAGTGATTCCTCTGGGAAGGCGTTTGAGGACAGCGCCGCAACCGCAGAGATACCGTTTTGAATGAGGGCTATGGCGTCGAAGATGCCTTCAACGATCCACAGCTCATTTACTTCCAGCAGATCCACGCACGGCGGGCACCACCAGTGTCCCCTGTAGCTCTTGAGGGGTTGGAAGCGGGCCTTCTTCTTACCGAACCGTGATGGTTGATCAATCAAGCGCTCCCAGTACCCACCGTGCTCCAGGGGGAAGCGCACGGTGGCAGAGCCAATATTCAGGTCGCGATCAAAGTAGCTCTCCTGGGTGTACCAGCCTTCTATCAGCTCAACGCGGAAACCTCGGGCAAACGTCAGGTACGCTTTTGCGCTGGCGGCAGGTTCGTCACGGGTGGCCGGGGCGCGCTTGCTCCAGTCGTCGAACAGGTCCGGGTACAGCTCTTTGGTCGGAGCCATGTACCGGCAGTTTTTCTCGCGGCCACAGCGGATGAACCAGGGCTCATCGTGGCGCGAAAATAAACGTTTCTGATTGCACTGCGGGCAGGTGCCCTTACGCATGTAATGCGTGCCTTTCATGTGCTGAAGGCCGTAATCAGATTCCAGGCGTTGAAGTACATCAGCGCGGATCTTGTCTTCCATGGGCTTGCGAATCACTGCACATGCTCCGCGACAGCAACAACGAGCTGCTTTTTCAGCTCGCTGCGTGTCTTGCAGATGCCTGCCAGGTAGGGCAAGTCCTCAAGCACCTTGGGCGCCCGCTGACCACTCGGCACATTCCGGTAGCGGTCGGAGTACCAAATATCAGCCATGGTGACTTCGTACTGACTGGTCAACCACAACAGGTAGTGCTGCGCCTGTTGCTCGTCCAGCTCCAGTTTTATGGTGATTTTGCTCATTTCGGCCACCAGTAAGTTGCAAATTTCCCCTACCCACGCGGTGCGGGCATCTAACAGGGAGGGTTTTGGATTAGTGCGGGAGGTTGCGAGTCAGCAGCAGGCGTGTGGGGAGCAAGCGTGCTGAAACGGGATGTCGCTGCTGGGTGCAGTTGTCGAGCAGCAAGATCACCGGGCGGAAAGGGCCGCTGGTGGGATGAATACCCAGCCAGGCCACACGCTTGCAGGTCATGCTTTCGAACTCGGCCACCGCCAGTTCAGCGATGCGCTGCACCAGGTGCGTGGGTACCTCAAGCGACTGGGTCAAGTACCGGGTGCAGTTCTCTAAAAGCTGACTGTCGCCGGCAAGATGCTCGCAACGGTGGCGGTACAGATAGGCCACGGCCGCTTGTTGCATCGCGGCACGGTAATCGCTTGCGGGGTTGGTAGTCAGTGCGATGGTGTTCATACAGGTGCGGCCTCCATTTCCAGTTGATCCAGCAAATCGGGTTGATCGGTCTTTGCCGTGAGGTTCTGTCGAGCAAGGAGGCGCACTTTGGTGGGCGCCATGGGCAGAACGGTAAGGGGGCGCTCGATGCCTGATGGGCTCAGCTGGTATTCCCAAACCAAAGAGCCGGAAAACGTGGCGCCGCACAGCAGGTTGGTGCATTCCGAATACATTGAACGGAAGCAAGGCGTCTGCCCTTCGGAGGTACGAATGCGCATCGAGCTGCCGCAGCAGGGACAGACCAGCTTGTAGGTGCTCAATGCTTTGGCCCCCGGCTGTGCAGCAGAATCGTTGCCAGGACTTCGGAGTGACGAGCCGCCATGTAGTGGCTGTGAGCGCGCAAAATCGCCTCGGCTTCGTCCCGCTCGATGACGCCGTCGTCCAGTGCCTTCGCAATGATCTGGTCGACCACACCACGCTTGGCTGCAGCACGCACTGAACGGTTGTAGAGGTCCACGTTGTCCAGTGTTTCAGGCTTGGCGAGGGGGACGAACATGCCGCCGTACATCGCCGCGATGTATTCCGGCAGGTAGGTGGTGCCCATGTCCTGCTCTAACAGATGGATCTGTTCATCGCTCAGGGGCCGACTGCCGGCGTTTTCGTAGATGTGGTTATCGAACTTCTTGAGTTCGTATCCAAGGCGGGCTGCAGCGCATTCACGGCCACCTTCGTAGTCGTTGATCACTGCGCTCATTACCTGGCGCTTGGTCGCTAGAACTGGGCGTTTCATCTTCTGGTTTCCCCTTGGAGCCAGAGGCCCTAATTTGTAATCACGCCGTCTTTCTTGATGCCAAGCAAAACAGCTGCGCGATGGGCCTCACCGCGCAGGCATTTCTTTTGCCCGTTCAGGACGGCATAGACAGTTGAGGGATGAAGGCCGTACTGAACGGCAAAGTCCTTGACGGACATGCCCCTCAGTTCCAGACGTGTTCTAGCGGCCTGGCATGCTTGCTCGGGTGCGTAGGTGGCGTGCATAGTTCGGATTCGTGTGATTTCGCGTGATGATGTGGTGATTTTGTCCCTGAATATTGGGATTGTCAACGCCTAAGGTACAACTTTTATGACTATGGGCGAGCGCCTGAAAGAAGAACGCCAACGGATTGGTGTGAACCAGACTGTGTTGGCGGAAAAATGCGGAGTAACCAAAAATACTCAGCTTGCATATGAGAAGGGTGATAGGAACCCCGATACGGCCTATTTAGCCCAGGCAGCATCGTTGGGGGTCGATATCCTGTACCTGGTGACTGGTGAGCGGAAACCTGTGCCAACAGACAGCATTAGCGCGGAGGTTGCGGAGTTTTTGAAGGCGTATCAGCGCGTCAGAGAGGCCGACCGTGAAGTCCTGTTTCGCATGGTTTCGGCTTTTGCGAACGCAGCAGGTATAGAGGACAAGGGAGACTGCGACTAATAGATAATCAAACGAAGCCGAGGACTTTTTACGCCGACCAAGAAGGTCGGTTTTTTCATGGACGTTGAAGGAGTAGAGGAATGGCGCTGAGGCCCTGTAAGACTTGTAAACATACTGTGGATACCACCGCAAAAACCTGTCCCAACTGTGGCACCAATAACCCCGGACTGAGTACGGGTCAGAAAGTATTTCGTCTGGCGACATTGCTACTTATTATCGCTGTGGTCGTTTCGATGTGTTCGATAGCGAGTAATAAAAGCCCTTCTGAAAAGACGGCGAAGCAAGCCGCCCCAACTACTGTTTCGCCACCCACCTACTCAATCACCAAAGATGATTTTCGGGAAGGTAGACCACGTAAAGTCGAGGTCATGCTTCCAAAGCGATTAAATCAAGCAGACCTGGTTGAAGTAGCTGAAGCCATTCGTGCCAATACGAAAATCAAGGCTGACAGAACCTTCATTGGCTTCCGTGTCGAAGGGCAATCGGAGAGTACTTACTGGGCTAACGTGAGTTTTGATCCAGACGTCAAGACCTCACTGTATGGCCTTAGTGTGGAAGACTACGAGACGTTGAAAGCGCTAGATCTCATGGCCTACACGGACCGCATAGGTAGTTGGCTGCGTGACGGCGCGCTGGGTCATGTGATGGTGTTGTACAAGCAGGGTGACAAATATCTGATCGACGCTGTCTTCCCCAGCGGTGGGAAAAATACAGAACACTACGTTGGCAAAAAACTGCCAGATGGCGGGTTGCGCCTCGACGATCCTGAAAGCGGCTTTGATGAACATTACGTAGTCGATGCCAAGGGCAACTTGCAAGGCTGGGGAGAGAACGGTGTGTATATGACGCTCCCTCCGTTCAAGCCGGTTCAGTGACGTAACGAAACACATATTTTTTGTCCGCCGCCCGATGACACAGCAAAACGTGATGGAAATTAGCTGTTCCCTGGGGGACTTTACCGGTGCTATGTAGGCACCGAGTCCTCCGTTAAGTGTGAAAGGAGTATTCGCATGATGGAGAACAGCGGTGTATTGGAAAAGCAAGTGTCAGTCGTAGATGCGAACGGCCTTAGCGAACGGGAGGTGATGTTGCTGGCGATGTTCAGAGCGATCAGTCATCAACGGCAGAAAGATGTGCTGCGGCTGTTGGAGGTATTCGCCCAAGCACCTGAATAACTAGCTAGCGGGCCCCGGACAAGTTCCGGGGTTTATACACGCTCATCGGCTTGAGCTTTTTTCCATTCCCGATCTACCGCTCGTTTGGCTGTCTTTTCGCTCGCATACAGCCAACGCAACCGCCTCGGCTTCGTCTGATCCCCCGCTGTAACCGTCTTTTCCTTCCCGGTTTTCTGGTCGCGGTAGTAAGCGATTATCCCCGTGTAATCACCCTTATTCTCTTCTGCCAGATCTTCCACGTTGTCCTCCGGCAACTTGCTCTCCAGCTCCAAGCTGACGGTATAGCCGCCATCCGGGCTCAGGTTGTGCTGCACGTTGCCGCCGTACCAGATGATCTCGTCGATTTCTGCTTTAACGCCCTGGAGCGTATAGGTCAGTTCGGGGATCAGATCCGGCCGGCCCATCGCGAGCGTGTAGCTGAGCGTGGCACTGCCGCGTTGCAGGCGTCGAAACTCGGCCCTTGCAGCCCTCAGCGCTGACTGCTGGTCGCTGTAGGTATGACGCAGGTCTTTGAGGTTGTCGCCGCCGCCGGCAATCGCCTCCTGTTTCCTGGCGCTGTGCACGTCGTAGAAATACGCGCGCACGCCGTCGTAGCTGTCGCGATCCGCCTGCAGGTAGCGGTGTTGATCGCCGTCGGCGCGTGTGAGGGTAATGTGGGGCAGGGGAAGCCCACTGGCGGTCTTGCCGCCGCCTGCAGGGATGCACAGCAAACACCCTGCCTTCACGCTGGCCACCGCATCGAATTCTTCGCCCAGGCGCGTGATCAGGTTGGCGTCCGATTCGTTGGCCTGGTCAAGCTGTAGGATCGGCAACGCCCCGAGCGCGCCGGCCACGGTCGAGGTGAGGTTGTTTCCCATGGCGATATCGCCGATGACTTTGCCCAGCGTGGTGTTGCTCCAGCTCCGCTCGCGCTTGGTCTTCAGCCCTTTGCGCAGGTCTGCTGATCGAGCGCGGATGCTGAGCACATCTGGCGCGCCGCTGTGCTCTGTCTCGTCGACGGTGTAGGTGCCCTTGTCCACCAGGCCGGTGTCGCTCCAGCCCAACCACAAGCGAAGTACTGCGCCCTTTGGCGGTATCGACAGCATGCCGTCATGGTCGCTCAATGTGATCGTGAGCTGGTCGGCCTCGACGCCACGGTTGTCGGTTAGATCCAGGTTCATCAGCCGCGGGCTCACCTTCATGGCGATATCGTTGCCGTCCACCGTGAGACGGAAGGCCGGAACAGGATAGGCGGCATCCCGGACGAAGCGTTCCGCCGTATCCACGAGGTAACCGGTGACTTTGGACAGCGCGGCCTCTATCACAGCAGCCCCCGCAGAATATTGAGCCCGGTGCTGGTAGCTGCGCCGAGCAGGTCGATGCGGTCGTCATCGGTACGCTTGAGCGTAAGGGTGAACTCGATGCGCTGTGGCGTGCCGTCTCTGAAGAACACGGTTTTGGTCTCGCTCAGGCTCTCGATCACCCACAACCCGTAAATCCGGCCGGTGCCCTCGACCATCGGCCAGGCCTTGCCGGTGTTCGCCATCAACCGCAAGGCGTCCAGGCTGAGCACGCTGCCGGCCAGCTCGGGCAGGATGATGCCGGGGAGGGTAATGGTGTCGTCACCACGGCCGACAAATTGCAGCGCGGGCGGTGCACCGACGCGGCTGTTGCTGGCATGGCGCCAATTGGTTTGGCGCTGCAGTTCCTGGTAAGCGAGGGTCGATAGGCTGAACACGAACATGCCGAGGCTGAGCATCATGGTGATTAATCCCGGTCCGATAACTTGCTGCGCTGACGGGCGCGTTTCTCGTTTTCAATCTTGTTGAGCATGCCGCGCAGGCTTTTCTCCATGGCTTGCATGTCCATGCCAGGCGCAGCAGCGATAGTGATTTGGTAGGTGTCGTGACTGTCGTAAACCGTCGAAGTGCCCGCGCTGCTGATCGGTGGGCGATCATCGACAGCCAGCGCCGGCATGGCTGTTGCGCTTAGCGCCAGAGTGCCGGCGGCGGTCAGTTGTTTGCTCATGCTCGACAAGGCGTTGAGCGGCCCTTTCTGTCCACCCTCCAGGCCTTTTGTCAGCCCTTCCATGGTGAAGCCGCCCAGTTCCGCAAACACGCGGGACGGGCTGTGGATGCCTAGTTTTTCCTTGAACCAACCGATGCTGGAGTCACCGATGGAGCTGATAGCGCCCTTCACAGCGCCGAGCCCTGCGGTCAGGCCATTGACCAGACCGTTGACGATCATGCCGCCGAACTCGGTGAATTTCCCCGGCAGCTCTACGCCGAAGTAATTCATCACCCCGGCGAACGCCTGGTAGAACAAGCCAAGCGGACTAAAGTTGGTGATCAATTGCAGGATGCCGGCGAGGCCCTGGTCAAAGCTGGCTTTGATGGTGGTCCACACGTTGACTGCGCCGGTTGCGATAGAGCCGATGCTCTGCAGCAGGGTCATGAGCATGTTGCCAATGGCCGCGCCAAATCGCTGGCCCATCGACTGTGCTGCACCGCCGACGTCTTCGACCGGTTTCAGCAGGTCAGTGAACCAACCGATCACTCCACTGATGCCGGAGGAGATCATGCTGAACAACGGGCGGACAATGCTGCCAAGCAGGCGCAACGCGAAACCGATAATCGGGATGGAGTAGGCGGCTTTCGCCAGGCTGATCAGCAGCCCGCCGAACTTACCAAACCCGGCAAGGACCGGCTGCAGGGCTTCAGTGAGTCCCTGCCAGAAGCCGAGGAAGAATCCTTTAATCGGTTTCCAGTATTTGTAAATCAGCGCTGCAATGGCGACCAGGCCCGCGACAGCGGCGATCAGCCACCCGACCGGTGTAGCAAGTATGGCTGCGCCTACCGCGCTAATTGCGCCGCTGAGCATTGGCAATACGCTGATCGCAGCAATCCGCGCGGAGCTGACTAGCGTAGGGATAACGCTCATCATGCCGCCAGCGGCACGACTGGCTGTGACTGTCTTCCAGATTCGGCCCATCCGGCCGACCTCGGTACCGGCGCCTGTGGCAGCAATACGGGTACCGATCAACTGAGCTTTGATGCTGCCCAAGCGAATGCCAAACAACGCCATGCCATACCGCAGTACTGCGAAGGGGCCGAGCATGCTTGCCATGGTCAACGCCAACGTACCGAACACCAGAGCCGCCGCTGCTACGGCGGCGACGACTTTAACCAAGCCCCCGGCCAGCTTCGGATTTTCCCGTGCCCAGGTGCCAATCCTGTTTGCGATTTCACCGGCTGTATTGATCAGGTCTTTCAAGTCGGGGGCAACTGCTGCACCGAATTCAGCCATGGCGTTGGTGAAGCTACCCTCAGCGGCTTCCATGACGTTGGTGAGGGTGCCGAGCTGTTCGTTGACGCGGGTACGCAGATCGGCCTGGACTCTCAGCTTTTCTTGAATTTCCTGATAGCCGGCCAGCCCCTTGTTCATCATGGTGTTCAAGGTGGTCATTGTTTCAGCGTCGTCGCCAAAGAGCTTACTGATGACGGCTGTACGATCGGTATCGTTCAGAACCTTTAGCTTTTCGACTTGCGCGTACAGGTTCTCCAGTCCAGCAAAGTTGCCTTTGTCATCCGTGAATTTGAGAGAGACGCCCTTATTTGCGCCTGCTGCGATGCTGTTGGCTTTATCGACTTTGTCTTGATTCAAACCTGCCTGAAAAATTTTACGAAAAGCGTTACCCGCTGAGCTGCCGTCCATGCTGGCCTGGTCCATCATGATGAGCAGTGGTGCGAGTTCTTTAGCCGCGTCAATGCCCGACTTCTTGATGACATCCATGACAGGTGAGATTTTGCTGAAGCCTTGAATCATGTTGCTTGGTTCCATACCGGCATAGAAACCGCGCTGGATGGTGTCCATGAGCCCCATCATGTCTTTTTCAGTAGTTCGCGTGGCGTCCTGCATTTTGGCGGCAAACTCAGCCGCCTCAGTGGCTTCCATTTTCATTTGCACACCGAGATATGCTGCTGCCTCCCCGGTGCCGCCCAGGATGCTCTTGGCACTGATGCCCTGCCGTCGAAGCATCGTCATCATGTTCTGGAAGTCGGCCGTGGTACCTGGCAGCCGGTCGCCAAGCTTGGTGGCCAAGTCCGTGATCTTCTGGAAGTCGGCGGAAACCTTACCGGTGTCGTCCATCATCGACACCTTGAGCTGCGTGGCAGAGTCCTCATTCGGGGCAAAGGCTTTGATTGCCGACACGACTGGGCGGCTGGCGGCGTAGCCCGCGCCAAGCCCGGCGGCACCAGAAACAGCAATACTGCCGGCCAAACTCTGAGTTTTATCGTAGGTGGCTCGGGCCTTAGCCAGGCTGTCCTGCTTGCGCTTCAACGCATCCAGGTGGTCCATCTGCAATTTCATGGCCTGGGTGGCGGTGTCGATATCGCGCTTGAGCTTCAACTCGTGTGCGCCCAGGGCATTGGTGCTGATGCCGGCGTTTTTAAGCTGCACGCCGAGGTTGCCGAGTTTTACTTGCTGCTGGCCGTACTGCTCGCCCAAGCGTTTCGACTCGGCGGTGTGCTGTTTTAGCAGCGCGAGCTGGTCCTTGAACGGGGTTTCCAGGCGGCGGATCTCGTCGCGCAGACTGGCATGGCCCGCACGACTGGTGCGCAACTGGGCGTTGTTCAGGGTGAACCGGTCAGCCAGGGTCTTTTCCTTGGCTGCGAGCTGGTCCAGCTGCGTTTTGCGCTCCCGCTGGGCGGCTGTGAGGCGCGTGTATTCGTCGTGCTGCGCTCGGGTCAGGGCATTGCCCTTTTGCATTACGGCGTTGAGCGCGACGATCTGGCTGGCCGATTGGCGGTGTTCGTCGCTCATCAAGCCCAGGGCATTGCGTGTCCCGGTGAGTTCGCGCTTGAGGTCGGTCTGGCTGGTTTTGAGCGCGTCAACCTTCTGTCGGGATTTGTCGAACAGCGCCTGGGTCGGCGCGAGCTGCTGCCGGACTTTGGCCGTCTCGCGGGCGAGTTCGCCTACCTTGGTGTTGTTGGCGGCGAGCGCCTCGGATGTCGCGCGGGTTGCCGCCTGCAGTTCGCGCCAGGCGCCGACGTCGCGTTGCTGGGTGTTGAGTTCTTTCAGGCGGTCACGGGCGGCTTTGAGAGCACGGGCGGTTTCCTTACTACCGCCCGTGATTTTGTTCAGGGGACCTGTGGCCTTATCAATGGCGCTGAGCAGCACCTGAAGTCTCAGATCATTCCCCATCGTTGGAACTCCGCACCCTGGCGCGCTCGCGCCAGTCCATCAGGTCTTGCAGGCCCAACTGATCCATATCAGCCGGTGCCCAGTGAAAAACCACGGCCAGATCGGCCATGGCGTCCTCTACGCGACGAGGGATGCATCCGTCATCGCCGACTTCTGCAACAAAAAACCAGAGATTTTGCTGCTCAAGGCCAGCAGGTCGGCCGGGTCCATGCCGGCGACTTCCACGGCGGTGATGCTCGGCGAGCTGATGCGGGGCAGAACCTTGATGAGACTGCCGACGTCCATTTGCAGCAGCTCCACCAGGCTCACGCCGCGCAACTCGCCGGAGTTCGGCTTGCGCAGGGTGATGCTGTCAATGCTGGTGGTGCCGCGACGGATTGGCGTGTCGAGGTCGACGGTGTTGTTGTCGGCCAGTTGCTGCACGTCGGGCTGTTCGGTGGTTTCGTTCTTCATGGGAGTTGCTCCTGGTGATTAAAGGGTGAGGCTCGATTGAGGGGTGGGTCAGATGCCCATGGCGGTGCGGTGTTTCTCCAGCATGTCCACGCCGTTGACCTTCTCGACGAAGTTGAGCAGGTCGATTTCGATGATTTCTTCGCCGTCCACGGTCAGCTTGTAGTAGCTGCAGGTGGTGGTCATGGAGTGCTCGGTGTCCTCACCGGGCTGGGCGTCACCCATCTCGATGGTTTCGTGGCGGCCACGGACGACCACTTCCACGTTGCTGACTTCGTTGGTGTCGTCTTGCTGGTAAGGGCCAGAGAAGCGCAGGGCTACGCTGTTAGCACTGACGGCGCCGAACTGGCGCAGAGAGATCAGATCGAGGCCGCCGGTCTTCCATTCGAACTGGATGCCGTCGTCGGACATGCCCAGGTCAGCTTTGACCGGGCCATTCATGCCACCGCCGCGATAGGCTTCCATCTTGCGGCCGAGGGAGGGCAGGGTGAGGGACTTCACCAAGCCGAGGTAGCTGTTGCCGTCATTGAACAGGTTGAGGTTTTTAAGCTTGCGTGGCATTGCCATGGCGGTGTTCTCCGGGATACGGGGTCAGGGTGAACTCCCCTCGCGGGGAGGCCCGGTTTAGCTGTTGATGCCCTTGGCGAAGTCGATCAGGTAACGGTCGGTGATTCGCTGGCGGAAGGTGAGGTCTTCAAGCGGTGGCACGGGGGTGTAGTCGTAATCAACCCAGAGCTTGCCGGCCTTGAGGGTGTCCTTGGTGTTGACGTCGTCGGGATACCAGCAGCTGCCGCCGATCAAGTAGCCCTGGGACTTCAGCTCGCGCATCTTGGCGTTCACGCCTTCGACCAGGTCGCGTACCAGAGAGGCGTGCATAGGCCTGTCGATAGCCCACATGTGCGCTTCGCCCATGGTGTCGGCGATGATTTGTGCGGTGCGGGTGTAGTTTTCGAAGGCGAACAGCGGGTCATCGCTGCAGGTGCGACTACCCCAGAAGCGGAAGCCGTTGGCGTTGATCAGGGTGGTGACGTCGTTGCTGTTCAGGTAGTTGGCGTCCGTGGCCGGGTTTTGTAGATCCCAGAACACGTCGGCGCTGATACCGGTCACGCCGCTGACGGCCACGTTGGACAGGGTTTTATGCCAGCCCGTCTCCTGATCGATCTTGGCGCGCAGGCCAAGCGCACGGGCCACAGCTGAGGCGGTGGTGGTCTTGTTGGCGATGGTGTCCCAGTTCTGGAAGTCGGGCCAAATCACCATCATTTCGCGGGCGCCGAAGTTCGCGCGGTAAGCGACCACCTCTTCCTTGGTTTTGCAGCCCCAGGCGCTGACGTAGGCGAACGCGCGAAGGTCTTTGGCAATGGCACCGAGGGCGGTGGCCACCGGTAAACTGTCCAGGCCAGGCACGCCGAGAATGCGCGGTGCCATGCCCACGCGGGACTTGGCGGCGAGCAGAGCTTTCATGCCGGTATACTGGCCGGTCGGGGTAGTGCCGCCGATCAGGGCGCTGGTGGTGGCCGCTTCGTCGGCGCCTTCCTTGACCCGCACCACGATGACGTAGGGCTTTGTCTGGTCGGCGATGCCTTGCAGGCTCGCGGCCAGGGTGCCCTTCACGCCGGCTTTACCGACGGCGGTCTGCACGTTGGTGAGCAGGACGGGCGTGTCCAGAGGGAAAACGAGTGGGTCCGCATCTTCAGCCGTGCAAACCATGCCGATAACTGCGGTGGGAATAGTGCGAATGGGGCGGGTGCCGTCGTTGAGTTCGATGACCCGCACGCCGTGGAGATAATCGGCCATGGGTTATGCCTGCGCTGTGATGGAATGACAGTGCAGAGGTTGCCGCGCGCGCGCCGGCTGGGCGAGCGCGGCACCTTGTAGGGGCCGCGTTTACAGGGGGAGTTTTATTGAACCTGGTCCTTGATCCAGTCTGGCGGTACTGGGCGCTTGCTGGCATCAGGAAAGCTGACAGATTGGGGCCAGTCGCGCAGTTGCTGCATGTAGGTCAGCAGTTCGCTGTATTGGTCGGCACTGATCGTTGTGTCTGAACCCAGCTCGGCCTGATCCCGGTGGCGTTCACGCAGCCACGCGACACCTTGAAGTTCCAGGTCTCGCCATCGCCGCTCTTCATTGGCCGCTTCTTCAACGGTCGACTTGGGCAATGTTTGCCCACCATCGGCTACCCACTCCAAGTACGCCACCCAGTCCTTGTTGCCCATATCTTCCGGGATGAACACATGGTCACTCATTCGACGGACGCCGGCTGGGGTGAATCTGTACACGGTTGCATTCATAGTCGTCACCTCAAAGTTCCGCGTCGGCGGTCCACTCGATTTGTAGGGTATAGCCAGGGATAGACCCTGCCGGTGGTAGGCATGAAAGCGAAAAGCCTGTCGACCACAAGCTTTGGATATTCGTCAGAGTGCAGGGTTTTACGGCCGACTGTGCCCAGATCTCCGACGAGCTTTCACCAGGTGAAAACAGCTTCAGCGTAGGAACAACGCGCTTCACTTCTCGGAAGTCCATACGCAGGGCTGACTGCGAGGCCTGTGCTGCTGCGGATTGCGTGAAGGTGGCAATACAGGTCCCCGGGCCGTTGTTGGATTTCAACGGGTGATCCTGCAGGAAAGACTTTTCGAAGTAGCGCAGGCATGCGCGGTACTCCTCCTGATGCGTCCTGTAATCGTAAGGCGTCGCCACGCTGCCGGACTCGATCTGGACGTTGGTAATGTCCGTGTAGTAGGCACCGGTTCCTCCGCTGGCCAAGATAACTTCCAGGAAGTCGTTCGCGACGCCCTTGTTCTTGTTCACAACGCCGCCCAGGTCGAGGGTAACGACGTATTTTTTGTATACCGTCGTCAACTCCACCGATGTGCCGACATCGACGTTCGGCTCGGTTGAGTTGACCCCGAAGTTCTGGCGAAGAATCACCGCACACGTATGTGGAACGCTGGTTTTCATATAAAACGAGACGGTGACCTTCCCGCCGGCCAATGTTTCGACGTTCTCGATGCGCTGACTGAGATTCCAGCCATTGCCTTCACCTTGCCGCGAGAGTCTCAGGGCAAACTTTGCTTCGTTGATATTGGCGTCCTGCTCGAGCGGCAGTTGGCTCCAATTACAGGTGGCGTTCTTTGGACTGTAAATCATCCAGCGGTCCGGGCCGAACAAGCTTTCGGGATCACCGTTGGCTTTTCCAACGACGCCTGACTTGCCTCGCTGCCAAATCTGGAACGCGCCATTGATCAGCCGGTTCTTGCGGAAGACGTGCACCGGGTACTGCTGGAGCGCGCTCTCGATTTGGTTTCGCACTGCCTCGGTGTTGGTTACCCGTTTAGAGCGGTCATTAACCGGCGGAGTTGGCGCGTTCTGCCCTCCTGCCCACTGGAACGTTAGAGGCGTCGTGCCCAGGACGATGGGCGCGTCAGTGACCAGGTGCCAGAGCGTGTCGCCATTTGCTGCGCCGCGCTCAACGTGAACCAACAAACCAGGTGTCACCTCCGCGCCGATATCGGCATCCGCTGTACGGGTCCAGATTTCGGCGGTGGTGAGGTACAAGCCATTGTCTTTGCCCTGGGCCTGGTCCTTCACCAGTACCCGCGAACCTACCGGGACTGCCACGCCGTCAATGGTTTGCGCACCGGCCAGGACTACTGGGCCAGTGGTCGCTACCAGCACCGACTGCTTCACATCCTGCTGATTGATGGCGTCAGTGATGGAGTCCGTCACGAACTTGCGTGTGGCAAGCACCACCGCCGGATCGATCATCAGCACCACATTCGCCGCGCTGGATACGATGAAATTCATACGTATCACCTGCGTCCGACCGGAGCCTTGGGACATCAGGGATTTGTAGGTAGGCGCGCAGTTCGCCACGGCGACCAGGTCGCCGTCAGCGTCGTAGAGTCCGATTTCATTGATCCACCAACCGCCTTCTTCTGCCGGGATGATCTGTTCAGCGATCAGAATATTTTTGTTGGCCGGGTCAATCATCAGCCTGTTCAGCGGCCGGCGGCGACGCTCGTTGATCAGCTTTTTTTGATTGCGGTCGGGTATTGGGCTGGTTTCGTTTGCGTCACCGACACCCATTTCGGTGAGTTTCCAGGGGATGCCGAGCGCGTCCGCATTGGCCTGCTTGGCTTCACCGATAACGGTGAGGATCGCAAAAAACTGAGCGTTGAATGGATCGATCATGGGTAGATATCCAGTGTGTCGATGGAATGTTCACGACCCGCGACGCCGATGTAGCACGCAAGGCCAATAGCGCCTGGTATCGGCGGATAGATGTCGAGGGTGTCGATGGTGTGTTCGCGCCCAGGTGCGCCGATAACGCCCGTGGTGACGATGTCGCGAAAGACTGGGGGGTAGATGTCGATCTCATCGCCGTCGTAGGTACTGGCGAAAATGTTCATGCCCCCGGTTGTTTCGAGGCTGATGGCCAGGCCGGTCAGATGACGGGTGAGTGGCTTGGCGTCGTCGATCAGCCAAGTCAATTCCAGGTACATCTCTTCGGTGATTCCGGTTTCCAACACGCCGACCTTCAAGGCGAAAGTGCCGGGTACGCCTTCTGGAGTGGTTTGCCACCACTCCAGGACTTCAATCAAGTAACCGAGCGGTTCCACGACGCGACGCAGAGCGCCGATGGTGCCTTTGCGCGAATGGATGTAGTGGGATGAACGGATCGCCGCGCGTTTCGCGGCTTCAGTCCATCTGCTGTCCCAACGGTCAACAGAGAAAGCCCAAGCCAAATAGGGCAGCAGGTCGACGGGGCAGGTGTTCGGATTGCAGAGCTGTCGCAAAGGGATAGGTACACGCTGGATCTGTGCGAGCGCCTGAGCCGCCTGACGCTCAAGCGACGTCGCGTTTCCCGGTAACAGCTGCTGCACGCCCATTACTCAATGCCTCGGCTCAATGTGATGCCGGTGCAGTAGGGGGCTTGAGCTTTGGTCGCGACAATATCTACCCAGCCCTCCAGCTCGACTTTGCGCACGCCTTCGACGTGGAGAGCGGCGTGTAAGGCCGACTCCGAGACCTCCATGCCCAAGCGGCGCCGTTGATGAACGTAGGCCAGCAGGCGCTGGTGTGCGGCAGCCAGGATAGGTTCCGACTCTGGACCGCTCGACAGCAAATAGAGCTTGGCCTTGACCTGGTAATTCAGGATCTGCGCGCCCTGGACGGTGAGACGGTCAGCCACCGGCCGGCGGTCATCGTCGCTCAGGTAAGCGTTGACGACGGCAAGCAGCTCGGGGGGCGCTGTGCCATCGCCCAGCAATGACTGAACCGTGACCACGGCGACGGCAGGCGAGGGGCTTTCGGCTGTGGCGTCGGCTACGCGACCGTCCGCTGCTCTGGCGTGGAAGATGTAGCTGTTGCGCGGGCCGGCAGTGCTCAACCCTTCCCAAGCCATCTGCGCACGTTCGCGCAGGCTGTCGTCGCTCTCCATCAACGTAGGGATAGGCGGCACGGCATTGGCTTTGCCTTGCTGAATCACGAGGCGCTTGACGTTGAAGTTGCCGGCCAGCTGTTCCAGGTCAGTGCCACGCGCGGTGGCGAGCAGGTTGGCAAGCGATGCTTCGTTGACTCGCTGACGCCATACGGTCTCGCGGTAGGTGTTTTCCTGCAGCAGCTTGGTGAGCGGCTCCGACTCTATCTCCAAGCGTGCCGCTATCTGGGCCTGCTCGTCGGCCGGCCAGAGGCTGATCATGTACGCCTTTCGCTCGGCCAGGATCTGTTCGAAGTCGATCTGCTCGACGATCTGCGGCGGCGGCAGTTGGCTGAGGTCGATGGCAGCGAAACTGTTCATACACTGCCTCCCAGCTGCAGGGGCACGCTGAGGCTCAGCGGCTCATTGGTGTCCACCACAGTGCCCTCCAGATCAATCGAGGCCTGGCCCTGCATTTTCGCTCCCGCGAACTGCACGCGGCTCAGGCTGATGCGGGTTTCCCAGCGCATAAGCGCCATGACCGTGGCGGCGTAAACGCGCAGACGGTTGACGTCGTTGAAGGGGTGATCCACCAGCTCGGGCACCAGGCTGCCGTATTCGCGGCGCATTACACGCGTGCCAATGCGGGTGGTGAGAATGTCGGTGATTGCCTGACTGATGTGCTCGCGCTCGCTGATGGCGCCGCCGGTATGTCGGTTCATAATGGGATGGGCACTCCCGACTGGTCGCCGCCGGCCTTGACGCCGCCGTGCGGGTGTGTGACCAAGCTGACGCCTGCTGCAACCACGTCAATCGACACGTCAACCCGACCGGTGACGGTGTGATTGCCGGTTTGGTTGTAGTCGCCTTTGTGCGTGATGTCGCCGACCAGGTTGATGCCGCCGGTGCTGATCAAGTCGGTGGTGCCGCCGTCGGCCAACGTGGCGTTGAGGTGGTGGGCCACGCTGTCGTATTCGATCACCGTGCCGTCGGAGTAGGTACGACGGTGGAGGCCTGGGCGGTTGCCGTTGGCCGGGACGAGGTCACTGAATACGCCAGTCACGGCGATCCCGTTGGCGAGCTGGCCCGATGGGCTGAGCAGGATCACCTGTTCGCCGATAGTGGGCGGGTCCCATTCGCGGTCAGCTCCGGCGCGCAATGCGATCCAGGGAAGCCAGGCCGTGGTCAGCTTTCCGGTTGTTACTTGCACGCGCGGGGGCTCCATCTGCACGGCGGCGATAACGCCGAAGCGGATGAGGTTTTCGAGCAGGCGGGCGAGGGCGGCTAAGTCGTTCATGGCGCCGATGGTGGCGCCACGCGTGCGTGAGCGCAGCCGCGCTGGGTTGTAGTGATGCTTCTTACAAGTCGGCTATTTTCTCAACGAAGATAACGTATAGACCTATACTCGAAACCAATTGTTTATCTCACCCAAAAGGAGCAGGTATGACTGACGAGAAGAAAGGGAAAATTGCAAGGGCGAAAGATGCAGTTAAAAATCTACCGCTGGCAGATTATGCGGAAACGTTATTGGACTCATGTGTTGAAAGTGAAGTATTAAAGCAAATTCCTGTGATATCGACAGGGGTGGCGACTATAAAAACCTATCTGCAATTCAAAGAGGGCAAATTTAAAAAGAAGGTAGAGGCTTTTGTTGAGTCAGCTGGTAGCTTTTCAAGTGAAGATTGGGAGGCTTTTTCAGAGACTCTTGAAAAGGAAGGGAAGAAGAAGGAATTTATTAACGTTTTGCTTGATGTTCTTGAGAAGGCCGACTCAGAAGAAAAATCTAAAATTCTAGGTGGGATATTTCGGCGTTTAGTTAAAGAGGAAATTGGCTATCCGCAGTTTGATGATCAGGTTAGGTTTACGAATGATATGCAAACTATAAATATTCATATTTTTATGCATGGTTATCATAATGAGCATGTCCTTGAAAACTCGTTGGGTGATATTTTAGTCAGTCAAAGACTTGCAAAGCGTAAGATCGAGTTTGCTACAAAAACTATAAATATCGCAGCTCAAAAACAAGAGCAATACATAAAGGTTAGCTATGAGATTACTCCGATAGGTTTCGCCTACCTGGTTTCGCTGCATCAAGTCTATAAAGATAAAATTGATGCCGAACACTTATATGTCGGGTGAGCTTTTAGGAGCGTATCAGCTATGAGCTTAAATGATTTATCAGCGTGTCTCGGATCCAGTCAAGGTCTTCGTCCGTAAAGCCCAATACTTCACGTTGTTCGTAGCGAACTTCGGGCGCGCCGCGTTCCGCGCGGTCTTTCAATCCGAACTGGTGAACCCTGGCGATGCGGGAGATCCGCCCGGTGAAACCCACGGTCACGGCGTTGCTGTCGCCTCGGGCTTTCATATAAGTCGCGGTGCGCAGCTTTTTGAACATCTCAACCTTGCGCCGGATGCGGCCTTGCTTGCCGCGCAAGTCTCGCTTTTTCCGTGGCGCGAACTTGCTGCCATCCGGGTTTTGTTGTGTCAACACCCGCTTTTGCTGGCTGCGCCGCAGTTCCTGGCCGATGGAGCGGGCGAGTTGATTGCGGGCGGCTGGCTGAAGTTGCTCCAGCAGGCCGGACGCCCAGGTCTCCAGGGCTTCCAGCTTATTTGTCATCAGGCACTACCCATTCGCTGGCGTTGCCCTGGGAACCTGGCACCCAATTCGGATCGAGGTAACCCGCCACTCGCTGCGGCTCGCCGGCATGCTTCACGGTCGTGTTGCCTTGAGCATCCGTGCCTACCACCACCCGCTCTGTCAGGCGCAATGTGAGGCCGAGATCTACCTTGTCTTTATCAAGAATGTCGGCTTCGAACTGAATACCGGTTTGCATTTTTTCGTAGTTTTCGAGCAGCTCCGGTTGGTTGATGCTGATCCACCCCAGCACGGGCAGCATCACGCTGTCAGGGTGCCCCGCGAAGGCGGTAAAGATGATCTGCAGATCGTAGCTGTACTCAAAAGAAAGGGTTGCCGCAGCGGTGCAGCGGACCTTGCCGTTGTCGATGAAGATCAGCAACAGGTCGGGGTTGTGCTGCAGCTCGGCAACGGTGGCCAGCAGGTGAGCGCGGAGGCTCTCAGGTTTGTTCATGGGTTGGCCCGCTGGTGTTTGTAAACCATGTCGACCTGGGCGGCGCAATCGGCCCAGGCGGCTTCGGCGCGGTCTTCGTCGGTGAGTAGGTCGCCGTTATTGGCTGGGCTTGTCGCCGGCAGCTGGCACGGCACCACGGCCGGACAGCCAGTCACGGTAAGCTGCGGCGCCGGTGAGGGCGGGGCGCTCGCGCAGCCGGCGAGCAGCGTCAGGCAGAGGCTGAATAGCCCAGTTGCGTAGTTCGGCGTTTTCAAGTTTCAGTTCCTCTATGGTTCGTGCGCGCTTTGCCAGGGCCTGGCGCAGTTGATCCTGCTGGGCGCGCAGAGCTGACTGGTTTTCGCGCTCTTGCTTCAGGGTGGCGGTGAGCGTGGTGGCGGTCGCCAGATTGCGGTCGGCGTCTTCGCGGGCCGTCTTGGCTGCACTCTTTGCCAGGTCTGCTTGGCTTTGGGCGGTGTCAATGCGCTGTTGCTGGCCCCAGATCAGCAGCGCCAGGGCACCGAGCAGGGCAATGCCGTACAGGGCCTGGCGCAGGGGGCTCACGCGCGGTACCAGCCGAGTTTGTTCATGGCTGCGGCGTCGAGTTGCTTGATCGGGCCGCGTACGATCACGGCCCTGGCGTTGTTCATCAGCTGGATGCACTCGGCCAGGCGTACCATGTCGTCTTGTTCGGTCGATTCCGGGACCACCAGCAGATCCCCGTCCCGCACGCGGAGTTTCTTCACTGCATCGAAGTCAATCATGCCGCCACCCCTTGTCCGCACTCACAGCCAGCGTGCCGCTCGTAGGCGCGCTGCAGCTTGGTGTCGTAAAGATTCCGCAGGTAATCCGGCCCGTTGTAGAGCCGAGCAAACTCGGCCCATTTGCGGGCTTTCAGCGCCTTGTGCAGCACCGGGTCGGTTTCAATGAAGCGCGTGAAAGCGTCGAACTGCTGCGATTCGCCGACACTCATTGCTGCCACGAAGTCGTGTACGCTCGCGTAGCCAAGGCGCTCCCAGTGATATCCCATGATCTGGAAAGCGCCCCAGGATGAGGATTCAAGTGCGGCTGTGTCGTCGATCAGGCGGGCCATGGCCAGGCGTTGGTGCTCGGCGGTACCGCCGATATAACCACCGGCCTTCGGGTTGACCAGGGCGGGGTTGGTCGCGGCGAGTTCGTCGGCATGGCGCTTGATCTCTGCGGGGTCATCGCCCGTGTGTCGAACCTTGGCGAGCTGGCGGTACATAACGTGCCGTTCGAACAGGATGACCGGCTTGCCATTGTCAAGGAAGCCTTTGCCCTTGGACTCGACCTCGTTGACCGCGTAGATGCTTGCCAGCGGCACGTCCAGGCGTTCGGCTGCGACGACGAGGTCGCTGTTGCGAAGCAACTGGGCGCAGTCACCGCCGGCCAGGCTGGCCTGGGTCTTGGTTCCGGCAACGCCATCGGCTACCAGACCAACTTTCACCTGGTACGCACGGACGGCCGTCTCTGTAGCGTCACCATAGTGGCCGTCGGGCACCAGTTTGGTGCCGTGTCTGTTGAGGTTCTTTTGCAGGATAAGCACCGCCTGCGAGCGGTCGCCATGGCGAAGGGTGGTGGTCATGCGCTGGGCCTCAGCAGGGCGGCGACGTTGCCGCGTGAACGGAAAATCAGGGTGCAGAGCAATACGATGGAGACGGCTTGCCAGAGGCTGGTGGGCTGGCGGTACAGCAGAATTTCCAGACCGCAGATGCACAGCGCGGAGCCGAACAGGCTGGCGAGTAGTGAGATGCTGCGCCGGTACCGGGATGCGCCTCGGGTGTAGCAGGCCAACCGGAAGGCGCTCAGCAAGTAGGCGATTGCCGTGATCAGTTGCACGGCCAGTTCGATGTTTGGCATGTCAGCTGCCCCCTCGGATGCGACGCCAGATGTCCCAGATGTCCGCTTTTTCCACCCACACCATCAGCTTGATGCTGATCGGGATGACCACCAAGGCGCAGACAAATGCACCGCCGCCGCGGGTGATGAACGGGAGGGCTTGCAGGGCCATCGGCGCGAACAGATAGCCCACGCCGGCCGACAGAAACAGCGAGCCCAGCCGCTGCCAGACCTTGAGGTCATGCTTGGTGCTGGTCACCAGCCATGCGCCGAGGATTGCGCCAAACAGCGCCTCGCCGTCGATAATCGGCGTCACGGTTGCCAGGCCCAGGCCCATAAGCAGGCCGGTCACGGCGCTGGAAGTCGGATCAGCCATGGTGTGGGTTTCCTTGGTTGCAGGGGATCAGTCCCATAGGTTCACCATCTGCCGCTGGGGCGCGCTGGTCTGGGCTTCGGGCATGTTGACGGGGAGGCCGTGCGGCAAGATGGGGCCGTGATCAGCCAATCCGGGGTTCGCCTGTAGCACCGCTTCGGTGACGCCCGCGGTTCGGCCGTAATACCGCCAGCACAGCGCGTCGACGGTCTCGTTTTGATTGGCGCGGATGGTGACTGGCATCAGATCAGCTCCACAGTGGTGCGGTTTTTTTCGAGAAAATCACGGACTGCCCAGCGCAGGTCGCGGCGGTAGTCGTCGATGGTGGGTGCAGTCTCTTCGGCCTTGGCATTGCCGGAGTTGGTGGCGCTGTAGTCGCGGTAACGCTCGCACACCTCGGCACCGGTACCGGCTTCGATGGCACGACGATAGAGGTGGGCCTTTACCGATACGTCCTTGATCCGATCACCTGGGACGTCTGCCAGTGTGGCGTAGCCAGCCGCCTGTTGAGCAGTGCGCCAGTCACTCAGTTCGCGGTTGAGGTTGATGGCTGCGGCGATCACGGCGGTTTCCAGGCGGGCCGGGGTGACACTGGAGTCGATGCGCAGAGTGGCGCGCAGGTTGTCCAGATCAATCGACGGCCAGAACGGGTCGGTGTTTATGTGGCCGCTGGCGACGGTGCCGCTGGCAACAAATGCGCTCATGAGACTGCACTCGAAAATAGGTCGCCGGTGGTCGGGGCTTCACGTTCAGGAGGAGCGGCCTGGCCGATCCGCCCCGAGCCGGCGGGGTGCGTGGGGACGCTCGGTTAGCTGCCAGTGGCAGCGTGTTTTTTCAGGAGGCGTTCGGCGCCGTCCAAATCTTTCTTACCGCCGCAGCCGTCGTGTAGCTCGATGGCGCGCTTGAGCAGGTCGATACCGGCCTGAATGTGTCCAGGCTGACCAGGCTCTTCGGCGCTGATGCCGTGCAAGGTGGCGCGGCCAGTTGCCAGGAACAGCTTGGCGCGGGCTTGGTCGGGCATGTCCTCGGCTTCGGTCAGTTCAACCGTGCGGTGCAGGATCGCTAAGTCGAAACTGCCGTTGGCCTTCTGCGCTTTCAGCGCGGCTGTAGCGATTTCTTCCGCGACCAGGCAACCGGTGGTGCGCTCGAAGCGGTCCGGCATGATCAGCTTGTGCTTGAGGACGTAGTCGGCGATGTCCAGCGCGCCGCTGTAGTCCTCAACATCGACGCGCCAGACCATGACAGTGGTCATAACGTCGTCCTGAGCGCCGTTGCCAGCTTGGAGCACGCCCTCGACATACGGGATGTACTCAGGCAGCAGCTGCAGCTTGAGCGCAGCCTTGCCTTCGTTGGACTGGATGGCCTTCAAGCGCAAGCGGTCTTGCAGCAGCTGATTCAACTGATGCTCGTAGGCCGTGGCACCAGCCATGGATTGCTGCGGTGCTGTTTTTGCCGCCTCCATGGCCGCGCGTGCGCGGCGTTGGTGGGCTTGGGCGATGCTGAGTGCCATGGGGTTAACCCTCGCTGCCGGCTTCTTCGACTGGGGTGATGTTTTCCAGCAGGCAACCCAGGCCGTATTCCTCAACCACGTAAGCCTCGTTCGACGATTCGAAGTTGCTGACACGGTTCCACTCCGGCTCTTCCTTGAGGTAGCGGCGGCGCCCACCGATCTGCCAGTACACCGACAGGTTGGCGAACGTGGTGATGAGGATGGTGCCTTCAGGGATGTAAGGAACCTCGTACAGCGGTAGGCCACCGACGCGGCGCTGCGAGATGATCAGGTCGCTCGCCAGGGTATTGGTTGCGTCTTGGTCCTTGTTGACCAGGGCCAGGAACTTGTCGTGCACCAACTCTCGGCCTGTCAGTACCACCAAACCAGGGTTACGGCGGTACCAAGGGTCGAGCAACTGAATGGCGTCATAGACCAGGGCGTCGATGTTTTTGAAGTCGCCGGTTTTACCGATGGTGATCTTGCCGGCGACGGCGCCTTCTTTCAGTACGCGGTCAGGCGCGTGAGTGCGGTATTGCTGGAGCCAACCGATGTTGACGTCTTCCAGCAACGGGTGCGCGGTGCGGTCGGTTTGTTCAGCGGCCGAAGTACCGTAGAAACCGATTTGGATACGGTCGAGCGCCTGACGTTGGGCAATTGCGCTGGCCAGGCGAGTCTGGAAGTCCGGGAACTTCGCCCAAGCGTCGAGCTGCTTGTAACTGACGTAGGTGTCAAAGTCGGTCTGCTCAGCTCGGTACTTGTCGCTGGACAGAGTGCCAATGCTGCTTGGCTCACGCTTCTTGACCTTGGTGTTGGTACGACTGGCAACGGTGCCGCCGACGCCTAAGCCGACCTTTTCGCCTTCCTGTTCGTCGACGCCGATGACGTTGACTTTGGTCAGGAACTCGCTGGATTCCTGAATCTTGGTTTCCAGGCGCTGCTGGATAGTCGGGTCCACGCTGAACGTGGCGGTGGCCGATTCCACGCCGTTGATCTGTGCCACCTGGGCAAGGTAGCCAGTGAAGAGTTTTCGAGTGTCGTTACGCATGGGTGTCTCCGATAGTGGGCTGGGCGGTTGAGGCCGCAGGTCAGAATTCAGCCAGGGCTTGTTTGCCGCCGCCGGTTACCGGTGGGCGCTGGGTTTGGGAGTGGTCTTGTGTGTTGCCGAGGGTCGTTTTCAGCTCGACCAGGTCTTTGCTGAGCTGCTCGACCTTGGTGTTCAGTTCGCCGGAGAATTTCTTCTCGGCGGCGAGTTGATCTGGCAGGTCTTTGACGTGGTCGGCAATCGCTTCAACGGCCTGGCCGATCTGGGCGAACTCTGCATCGTCCTTTGCCTGTTTGCCGCCCAGCAACGCCTGGACCTTGCTGAAAAGCTGGGCGCCTAGGCCGGGCTTGTCTTCGACTTCTTCAAACTGCAGCTCGATCTCCACTGCCTCGGTGAACATCGACGTCGCCGAGTAGTGGCGGTCTTTGAAGGGGCTGGATTCGGGCTTCTGCGCAGAGAAAGACAGTACGTCGGTGCCCAGGCTGGCAGGAGAGTCGGTCACCGCCAGGCCGACGATGTACGCCTCGCCGGTATCCGAGAAGCTGTCGTCAATTTCAATCGAGGTGTAGATCTTCTGCTTGGCCTTGTTCATGGCGATCAGGTCGGGTGTTGGCTCGACCTGGGCAAACAGGGCCAGCTTTTTCTGACCGTTGATTTCTACTTCTTCGGTCTTGACCGCGAGCACGTCGCCGTAGGCTTTGAACGGGCTGTCTGGCAGCAAGCTACGGAAGTGCTCCAGCCAGATTCGGGCGCCGTATGTGGAAGGGTTGAAGTTTTTCGCCGCTTGTTCCAGCCAACTGCGTTTGATGGTGCGCTTGTCCGAGGTAGCGCCCTCGACGGCGACACGGAACCAATTACTGCGAAATTTCTTCATGCCGGGAATCCTCAATGCGTTGGGCGCTAAGTGCGTTGCAATGAGGGGCATGGTCGTGACGCGCGCGAGTTGCGGCAACGGGACGGCATTGTAGAGGGCGGGATTACAAGGGGCGGCGCTACTGAGTCGCAGGCCAGAGCGGCAGCATCGCGGCCATGACTACGACCGAACTGCTCCCCATCGATCCCAGACGCCAATCCAAGTTCCTCTATTGGATGGGTTGGCGTATCTGCGAGATTGCCGAGGCTACGGGCGAAAAGGAAAAAACGCTACACAGCTGGAAGGCTCGCGACGAGTGGGACCGGGCCGACAACGTCGAGCGGATCGGCGGTGCGCTGGAAGCGCGTTTGGTGCAACTGATCCTCAAGGAAGGTAAGAGCGGCGGCGACTTCAAGGAGATTGATCTTCTGCACCGCCAGCTGGAGCGCCAGGCGCGCATTCAGCGTTTCCAAGGTGGCGGTACCGAAACCGAACTCAACCCTAACCTTGCCAAGCGCAACGAGGGGCCGAAGAAGAAGACGCCGAAAAACGACATCAGCGAAGACCAGATCGAGCTGCTGCGCGAAGCGTTTATCGGTGGGTGTTTCGACTACCAGAAAGACTGGCACCGGGCGGGCAATCAGCGCACCCGCGTCATCCTCAAAAGCCGGCAGATCGGGGCGACTTACTACTTTGCCCGCGAGGCGTTCATTGATGCGCTGGAGACCGGGCGCAATCAGATATTCCTGTCGGCTTCGAAGAACCAGGCTTATCTGTTTCGGGGATACATCCAAGCATTTGCCCGCGAGGTTATTGGTGTTGAGCTGACCGGCGATCCCATCGTCTTGCCGAATGGCGCCGAACTGTTTTTTCTCGGTACCAACGCACGCACGGCCCAGGGCTACCACGGTAATTTCTACTTCGATGAGTTCTTCTGGACGTTCAAATTTGAGGAGCTGAACAAGGTCGCCTCCGGCATGGCGATGCATAAGAAGTGGCGCAAAACCTACTTCTCGACGCCGTCGACCATGGCCCACGAGGCCTATACGTTCTGGACTGGCGAACGCTTCAACAAAGGCAAGCCAGCGGCGCAACACACCAAGGTCGATGTTTCCCATGGCGCGCTCCAGCAAGGGCGATTCTGCGAGGACCGGTTGTGGCGCCAAATCGTCACCATTCTCGACGCGGAGCAGGGCGGTTGCGACCTGTTCGACATTGAGGAGCTGCGCCGCGAGTACAGCCCCGAAGCGTTCGCCAACCTGCTGATGTGCGAGTTCGTTGACGACGGCGCGAGCATCTTTCCGCTGACGGTACTGCAGCCGTGCATGGTCGACAGCTGGGTTGAGTGGGCCGAGGACTACAAGCCGTTTGCCATGCGTCCATTCGGGGATCGCCAGGTGTGGGTGGGTTATGACCCTGCGGAAACCGGTGACTGCTCCGGCCTGGTGGTGGTTGCGCCGCCGCTGGTACCAGGCGGCAAGTTCCGGGTGCTGGAACGTCACCAGTTCCGTGGGATGGACTTCGCGGCGCAGGCCAGCGTGATTAAAGCCGTCTGCGACCGCTACTGGGTGACGTACATCGGGATCGACGTTACTGGCCTGGGCAGCGGCGTGGCGCAGCTGGTGCGCCAGTTCTTCCCCAACGTTACCACCTTCAGTTATTCGCCAGAGGTCAAGACCCGTCTGGTGCTGAAGGCTTACGACGTGATCCACCGGGGCCGTCTGGAGTTCGACGCCGGCTGGACCGACATGGCGCAATCGTTGATGGCGATCCGCAAGACCATCACCGCAGGCGGTCGCCAATTCACGTACACCGCCGGCCGCAACGACAACACCGGCCACGCCGACCTGGCGTGGGCGCTCTTTCACGCATTGCACAACGAACCGCTGGAGGGGCAGACCTCTGCCAACACCGGGCGGATGGAGATTTTTTGATGTCGAACCGCCGCAGAAACAACAAGCACCTCGCCCAGGCTCCCGCAGTGGTAACGCAGGAATTTATCCCGCGCAGTGACAGCAAGATGGAGGCGTTCAGCTTCGGCGATCCGTCACCTGTGCTGAGCGGTCGGGAGGTGTTCGACTATCTGGAGTGCTGGTTTAACGGACGCTGGTACGAGCCGCCGCTGTCGTTGGATGGCCTGGCACGGTCCGTGGGTTCCAGCGTGCATCTGCACTCGGGGTTGATGTTCAAGCGCAACCTGTTGAGCAAGACCTTTATCCCGCACCGGCTGCTGTCGCGCGCTGCGTTTGAACAGTTCGCGCTGGATTTTCTTTGCCTGGGCAATGGTTATCTGGAAGGACGACGTTCGATGCTCGGCCCGGTGCGTGAGCTGGTGCCGCCGCTGGCAAAGTACATGCGCCAGGGCAAGGACGGCCGGCAGTTCATGGTTCAGGGCTGGAAGGAAGAGCACGAATTTGAACCAGGCACTGTTTTTCATCTGCGGGAGGCGGATCTGCATCAGGAGGTGTACGGCCTGCCCGAATGGATCAGCGCGCTGCAGTCGGCGCTGCTGAATGAATCGGCCACGCTTTTTCGTCGCAAGTATTACGAAAACGGCAGTCATGCCGGTTTCATCCTCTACATGACCGACGCTGCACAGAACGAATCGGACGTCGATTCCCTGCGCAAGGCACTGAAGGACTCCAAGGGGCCTGGCAACTTCCGCAACCTGTTTGTGTATTCGCCCAACGGAAAAAAAGACGGGCTGCAAATCATCCCGGTCAGCGAAGTCACAGCCAAGGATGAATTCAACTCGATCAAAAATCAGACCCGCGACGACGTGCTGGCCAGCTTGCGTATTCCGCCGCAGCTGATGGGCATTGTGCCGCAAAACGCGGGTGGGTTTGGATCGATCAGAGAAGCGGCGCAGATCTACGCGGCCAATGAACTGGAGCCGATTCAGGCGCGTATGGCGCAGGTGAATGAGTGGCTTGGGGAAGAGGTCGTGCGCTTCAAACCCTATGAAATTCCCGTGGGGGCATAAAACCCCCTGCGCAGTAAACGAGGCGACGAGCTGGTGCGCTAACACCCGCTCGACGCTGAATCACTCGAAAGTGCCGAGTGCTCCAACCAAGGCCTCGCCCCACTGCGCAGGGGGTGCGAAGCCTAAGCGAATCCAATTTTCAAAACAAGGATCACTTATGAGCACACCAATTATCCCGTGGATGGGCGGCAAGCGCCGCCTGGCAGATCGTCTAATTCCACTGTTTCCACCCCATGAATGCTATGTCGAGGTCTTCGCTGGCGGCGCCGCGCTTTACTTCATGCGTCCCCAGGCTGCGCCGGTTGAAGTTCTCAACGATATCAACGGCGATCTGGTGACGCTGTACCGCGTCGTGCAGAACCACCTGGAAGAGTTCGTGCGCCAGTTCAAGTGGGCGCTCAGCTCCAGGCAGGTGTTTGAGTGGCAGAAGATGACCCGGCCGGAAACCCTTACCGATATCCAGCGCGCGGCACGGTTTTTCTACCTGCAGCACCACGCTTTCGCAGGTAAGGTCAGTGGGCAGACGTTCGGTACCGCCACAACGGGGCCGGCCATCAATCTGCTGCGGATCGAGGAGAACCTGTCTGCAGCTTGGCAGCGGCTGTCTGGTACCTACGTCGAGAATCTAGGGTGGCTTGAGTGCGCGGAGCGCTATGACCGGCCACATACCTTCCATTACATGGATCCACCGTATTGGCAGACCGCCGGCTATGGCGTGGACTTCCCCTTCGAAAACTACGAGCGGATGGCTGAGTTCATGCGGCGTTGCAAGGGCAAGGTGATGGTGAGCATCAACGATCACCCCGATATCAGGCGGGTGTTTGAGGGGTTCCACTTCGAAACGGTGGATATTCGATACAGCACGGCCAATCAACGCCAGGCGAAGGCCGAAGTCAGTGGCGAACTGGTGATCATGAACTGGGAGCCCAACGCCTTCGGCGGACTTTTTTAGTTCACCGGCTGGATCAAACTGGGGCCTTTGTTTCTGACGTTGCCCACCGCGACGTCGACCTTGAACCACTCAAAGGCCTCGGCGGGTTCGCCCTGGTGCAACACCATCTGCTCGGCGCGTTCCTTGGGCGTTGCCGGGTCCAACCATTCGCGGGCCAGGTCCGGGGTTAACACCACGGGCCTTCGGTCGTGAATATCCACCATGCCGCCGGCACTATCGGCGGTGATAATCACGAAGCCGTCATGCTCGCCTGGTCCTTCATCGGTGTCAGGCATCTGGCCAATGGACGCACAGAGTATCGGCGCACCATCCCGCCGACGGATCAGGTAGGGCTGCTTTTTGGGTCCGCCTTCATCTACCCACTCAAACCAGTTGTCGATAGGCGTGATTGCACGATGTGGCCAGATCGCCCGGAAGAACGGGCCGTGGGCTACCTTCTCCACGCGGGCATTGATCGGCGCGGCGCGGTCTTTCGCCCAATGCGGCCTCCAGCCCCAGCGCACCGGATCAGCGTGTAGCAGGTCGCCCTGCAGGTGCAGCAGCGCAACCGCAGTTGTCGGTGCGACGTTGTAGCGCTCTATCGGCTGATCACCCACGGAGTTCGCCAGAGCATTGGGCATACTCAGCGCTGCAACGAAGTCGTGGATTCCCCGGTACTGCGAAAGTCTCCCGCACATAAGCATCTCCGCTCGTCGTCGCCGATGAACAGCCTTTCCCCGGCCAATCTCTACACTGTAGACATTGGCCCGAGGTATTCGTCATGGCGATCAACATTGAACAGGTGAACGCAATGGAGGCGTGGTTTGCAATGCGCAACGATCCCGCATTTATATCGGCCACCCCCGAGGAGCGATACGAAACGCGGCTCGCCCTGGCCGACGACCTCAAGCACAAGGGACTGATCAACGAAGGTGAGTGGCGGGAGCTGACTAAGGAAGCAGTAGCGGCCTATGCCGACGAGTTAGGCTAATGGCTGCTTGTAAACGCTAAGCTCGATGAGCAGTCGCTGATTCTCCCTGAGCAAATGGTCTCGTTGCCCGGTAATAATCTTCACGCTTTGCACTGAGGCAAACGAGTACTGCTGTTCCAGCATGCTGATCTTTTCTTCAGCTGCTGCCAACTTCTCTTCCGCATCCGCCTTGCCTGCCATCAGCAGGTCATTCATCTGCACCAAGCCAGCGATATTCTCCCGCGCTCGACGCAGCATGCGCTCTGTCTCCACCAGCTCATCTACGAGGATTGAGCATTGGTGCTGGTACATCTCAAGTGGAGTGGGGCAACCGAGCCAATCATCGGTGTCCATGTCAACGTTCATAGCGGGAATCTCAATGACTGTATGTGCGTACAGTAATCGAGGTTTAAATGCGCCGCGATTTGAGCCGACGAGCTGTAGGCGGAACTGGGGGCGGGGAGCTGGTGTGCCACATCAGGCTGGGGGAGTGACGTGACACATGCTGTCTGTAGGATGGTCTGCACCTAGCGCGCGCCGTCGTCCCCCCACCTCGCCTGCGGGCTAAATAGGTGGGTTTTTCTGCACACCTGCGGACCACTCAAATTGGCTCAGACTGGGCGCTTGATTGGCGTTTTGGAGAGGGCGGAAACCTGCGGAACCCTGCGAGGGTGGATGTTTACGCAATGCTCATAGCAGCGACGGACGGCTGAAATCAGTATGTGCCTCGGGAAAAAGGTTAGTTTTTTTTTGAATGGGGGCTTTTGGCTTGGAAGGTCCGTATTTATTGGGGTTGAGACCTAACTTTGATGGGTTAGGTTGGGTTAGGTTAAAGGTTATATTTTCGTAACCAGCTGTTTTTAAAGGAATTAATATATTAAATATTTAACATTGATAAAGGTTAGGAAATAACCAGGCCTAACCAAAAAGCTAACCATGCCATCATTTAGAAAAGCCTTAGAAAACAAAAATTTAATGGCGTACAGCAAAAAACTAACCCTCCTAACCCGCTTCCCAGGGGGCGACATAAAAAAGCAGAACACCCTGAACGGTGTATCTGCGGCAGCGAATTACGTCAACGCGCAGTCAGGCCCCACGCACTTCCGCACAGTCACAATTTTTCTACTAGGGGATTTATGATTGCACAGAGACTTCCGAACCTCATGAGGCGTTTTAACTGCGCATGGGTAATGCTTTTATCTCTATAGAAGTAAGCGCGCCTGGCTATAACGTTTACGAGTTCAATAGGGCGTATCGCCTAAAGACAAATGTGTTCCGGAACCAATCTTGCAGGTTTTCAAGTCTATTGAGTAACGGACCGTACGGAGGAAGGATGCACTGATATTAATTTTCTTAATAAAAAGCTCGCCAGTGGCGAGCTTTTACTGAGCTAGATATTGTTTATGCTAGTAGATCTACGTAGCCATCTAGTTCAATTGTCGGTGGAGACAAGAGCGGTCGGATCATTGCCGTGTGATGCTTGAATGAAAAAGGTTTAAATGTTGCTGCATAGTCATTTAAAAGCCCACTCAATCGATCTGCTATGATTCTAACTTTTTCGAGAAACTGTTCATGGTCTTGGCATTTTGCGCGCATTTGCAAAGGGTCGCATACAAGCCATAAATTTAACGTTTCTAATTCGTAATCCATATCAACAAAGATATGTTGAAAATCCGGAGAGAAGAATCTTTGGAAAATAGTATCGAATTTAGCTTGGATATCTGATTTTTTTATGTTTTTAAATCTTGAAGATTTTAATTCTACAATGTAGAAGTGATACTTGCCACTGGCGGCTTTAACGATCGCTATCCCATCTACCGACTTGGGCGGGGCCGCAAAGTAAGGTGTGCAGTAAAAATCATCTGGTTTCAGTATTACAATATTTTCAGTATCTAAATCCCCGTTCGCCAGAAGTAAGCTGCTTCCTATCTCGACCTCCATACCTTGTTCAGATAAAGTGTGTCTGATGATTTGTTGTATTGAGGTGTCAGCATATATGCTCGGGATCAATTGCAGTCATCCTTGTCTTCAGAGCTTTCACCCATAAGCAATTCCATACGCTCATTAATTAAGTCTTCCGAGGCATCACCGAAATTCTCGTCGTTTATACCAAAATCGTCAACCAACTGCGGTATGCCTATACTACCTTTATCACTCATCACGAATAAGTCGCACTGTACATCTTCACTAGGTAAGATTCCTTCGATCACTAGGTTACTAGCCTTGTTGAAGACGTAGTTACTGTGTGAGGTCATAATTACGGACACGCCTAGCTGAGCTAGCTCCGCATAAAACCTAGTCATTTTTATCTGATTTTCGGGATGTAGATGTGCTTCAGGTTCTTCGACGATGAGTATCTTTTTAAACTCGATTGGCGTTGTTTTATTACGCCTTCTAACTCGATTTCTGATTGAGGGCTCGTCAGTATTCCATGCTATTACATGTCGGATATACGCAACAATTGGCGCTGTTTCAGACACCATAGAAGATGTCGAAGAAATATCAAGCCTTAGAGTTGTTCCATTTGGTATATAAAATAATTTCTTTTCTTCAAAGTCGAATTCTATTCGGCCATTTAGAACATCTGTTTCGATATTTGCAGCGAGGTCTTCAAAGCGTTGAACGTTCCTATCTATCGCCACGATATTAGTAAGGCGAATAAAGTAGTCGCTGAGTTGACCGGAAATTCCCGGTAGCTCAATTTTAGATGTGAGGAATGAACGACTTTTAGAAAGCTCAGCGATGATCTGTCCAAAAGCGGAAAGTGCTTGATATAGACCTGATCGTGATGCGGGCAAATAATCTATATCTAGAATATTTTCTACAGCATCAATAAGTGACTGAATCACCCTGCGGACACACACTGACCTAAATTTGTTAATTATAGCGTCGGCGTCTTCGGCGGTTGATGCATATATTACAAGGTCTTTACCAATAATCGTGGTGCTTCGATTTTGTTTTGAGTATCTTAATATCACGCCATGATTGAAGTTAATATTGGTTATTTTGAATTCGTCAATATTTCCTTCAAGTGAAAAGCTGACGTTTCCTAAGTCTACGGTTACTTTTGCAATGTTGGAGTCGGAAAAGCTATTGGATATTGAGTTATGTTCGGAATAAGAGCTTTTGACCTTTTTTGAAAAGTCTTCTCCAACACTTTGTTGTAAGAATTCCTTTGCAAGGTGACGGTAGAAATTTGAAGCGTTGAGAGATCTAGATTTTTTATCTTTTATGAGGTTTTTAAAATCTATAATTTCTTGCTTAGGGGTTTCTTCCTCGTCGTCAGCAAACTCATATAGAAACATTCTTCTATTTAGAGGCCCCAATGAACCGAACTCCAGTAAGCTCTTAACTATAAAATAATAGATAGTTAGTACGTAGGATTTTCCTACGTTGTTGTTGCCCACGATGAGGTGAAACTTTTTTTGTGTATCGAAAGTGAATTCTTTAACTGGTCCGAAGTTTTCAATTTTTATTTTCATATTAGTGCCGAATTCGAACTTTCGTGGTCGGGGAGGCGTCAAGTGCTGGTAAGGGGTGCCCTTTCATTCTGATGGATCCAGAAAACTCAAATATGTCCATATATTTTATGCCCTGTCAGATTGGCCGCTCAAAAGCTAAATTCGGTATTTCACCAGTTGGATTAACGTGAAGCGCAAACTCTCAAAATCTCAAATCTGCTGTGCAGCGCATAGCAATGGGATCACTTTTTTGCACCTGACCTGCTGGCGCGCCGGCGTGATCATAGCCAAATGTGATTGCTTTCACTAGCTTCTGTTGAAGGATAGGTCAAAGCCAGGAGCTATCTCCACTGGGATGACAGCTTATCCCGTTGCAGGCCCTCTCAAGCGCGCCAGGCATTGCCTGATATGCCCGGCATTTTCTCCAATGGTCTCCAGAGCCCCTCGTACGTTATTACCGATCTCTAACGCGTTCTGCCGCTCTGCCCAGAGGGTTAACTCCATCACGGCAGCCTCCAACGCAAGCTGATTGGAGTAGATCCGATCCAACGCATCTGCCAATGAGTAATCGCTAGTCATCTGTAGCTCCTTGTCATACCGTTCGGACATCTTAAAATTGTAGCGCGAAGCGGAAGTCAGAGATCCTTAGCGCTAACGCAAAATGCGAGCCGCCACGGCTAAGACTGGTGGTACAAAAATGGTACGAAGCTATCAAGGATCTACTGGACGGCTTGTATTTCAATGGGTGCAGAACTAGTAGCTCCAATCCATCATGGGGGCGACTGAAAAGCGGCGGGAGAGTGGGGCGGTTTGTAGGGACATGGGGGATCTGAGTCAGCGAGGCGAATGGGGCACAGTTTATCAGGGATGCTTGTCAGGTACTTGGCGGGTTCTCAAGCCCAGCCAGCCAATCATCGGTGGTAACCCGAGTGCATGCTCGGTAGGCTTTCGACGCGCAGCTTGTGTTGATTATTTATTGTGGATACGATAATCACATGCATATTACCTATGACCCAGCCAAAGACGCTCGTAACGTTGAAGAACGCGGACTCCCGTTTGCGTTAGTGCGGGACTTTGAATGGTCTACGGCCTTGATCGTGGAAGATGATCGATTCGACTACGGTGAGTGTCGTTATCGAGCGATGGGATACATAGGGGATCGGCTGCATGTCGTAGTGTTCACCCCACGGGGGGACGCGGTCCACGTCATCAGCTTTCGTAAAGCCAACAAACGGGAGGTCAAAAATTATGACCAAGAAACCCAGCCCTGAGAAGGTCGATACAGCGAACCCTGAGTGGTCGGCTGAAGACTTTGCTAAGGCCAAGCCAGCCAGCGAGGTGCTTGTGGGATTGTTTGGCAAAGCTCAGGCGAAGGAAATGCTCAAACCCAAGCGCGGGCGGCCAAAGTCGGTAGCCACTAAAGAGCACGTTAATGTTCGTTTTGATGCTGACGTGCTGGAGCGATTCAGGGCTTCTGGGCCAGGCTGGCAAACGCGAATGAATGCCGCCTTGGCTGATTGGCTTAAGACGCATACACCGGATGAACTGAAGGCCTAAGGCAAAAAAGCCGCGGATGACGCGGCTTTTTGCTGTCTTGTGATTAGCTTTTTCTCAGCGATGGTATAAATAAATCTGTCCGTTTGTGCTGTCTTTTGGTGTTGTTTCAACAGGAATATTTCGTGAGTTGGAGCCACGCGGTACTAAGCTGGCCGGCGCAATCAATCCACGATAATCAAGGAGAGGCTGATGAGTAGTTCAGGAGTTCCTGTTATCGACAAGGAACAGTTAATCAGGCTTAGAGATAGGCTATATAGAGCAATTGATAACAACCGCTCAGACAGATGGTGTTTGGCGCTTTGGAGTAGGTTTGTCAGAGCTAGAGATGCTCACCAGTGTGTCGTCTGTAATTCTGACGATCGGGTCCAAGCGCATCATGTTTTTAGACGGACTTTGTTTTCGCAGGCGCGATATGAACTCGGCAACGGAATTACGCTGTGTTTCGAATGCCACAAGGTTGCACACGAAGGATTTAACGGCCGGCCGGATATGACGCTGCCGATAGGTGCTCAAGGGGGGGACGACCAAGACGAGATCGCCTTCTACTATCGAAAGCTGCTTGAGTCCTCAGACGCTTTAGATTTAGAGCACGATGAGTTTTTTACGTTGAGCGATGAAATGCTTAGATTTTTCGTCCGAGTACAGGGCTACGAATACCTCCATAAGGCAGTCGTTGCGAATCAAATTACTGGGTTGGTGATGGCGTATGAAATTTGGGTTCGTGGTCCAGAGCAGGTGACTTTAGCTATTTTAAAGGCAAACCTTCCTGGATATTTTTGACCTCAAGTCTGTTCCACTCTCGATCCACTGCCCGTTTCGCCGTCTTCTCCATAGCATATAACTACCGTAATCGTCGAGGCTTGCTCTGACCTCTGCTTTCACTGCCTTTACCGGTCCCTCTGTCGCGGTAGTACGCGGTGACCCCAATGAATTCCCCCTTGTTATCTTCCGTCAGGTCTTCAATGGTATCCTCCGGCAGCTTGGACCCCAGCTCCAGGTTGACGATGGTTTTGGCCAAGTTGGCGACAGAGTTGGACAGGTCTTCCGAAAGGTTTAGGGATATCCGAGTCATGACAGCCATCGGTGATGGACTGTCTGTATATTTTTACGGAACAGAATTTAATAGGCGTTTTTTTGGAGGGGTGTGGTGATTTATATTGAGTTTTTGAGTGGTTTTTTAAATAGGTTTTTAGGGCTGGTTTTCTTGGTATTTGTTGTATTTCAGTTTTTATTGTTTAAGTTTTATTTGCCCGGTTATATCAAAAAGAAAGGTGAAAATCTCGCTACGAAAGAAGATGTTGCAGGTATTACTCATCAAGTTGAACGCGTGAGGACGCAATATCTTGTTGATTTGGAAGGTTATAAGAACTTAATTTGGAAGGGGCAGCAGCGTGAGGTGTGGCTGAAGGAAGAGTTTGATCTTAGGCTTGATACCTACAAGACTGCAATTTCTCTTATTTATAAGTACGTGGAGCAAATTGAGAATTATCATATCGCGCACTTGTCGTCGGGTGTTAATGAGGCCATTTTTCTTTATATTGAAGCTAAGGAAGAGGCTTTTTTTGAAGGGGTAAAAGAGAGCTATCGAGTTGAGTATGAGTCAACTAGAGAGAAATCGTTGGAGTGGTATTTTAAGTGTAAAGAGGTTGAAGTTGAGCTTCGTGTGGTTTTGGGGGTTGTAGATGTTTATTTTGATAGTGAATTGTCTGGTCACTTAGATGGTTTGATAGCAAAAGGTGTTGATGCTGCAAGGACCTTTTGCCGCGTTGAAGAGCTGTATCGCTCTGTGGAGAGTGAATATGAAAAACTACAGAATTATGTTGCCGTTAGCAATGCAGTGATTAAGAAGTATCACGTAGAGTTTAAAAAACTTATTCCTACTGTTGAAGCTGAGTTGTGCTTGAAAAATTTGAAGGGTTTCGTGGTGCGGGAAAGACGTGAAATTCTTGAGGGTTCCTGAGCTTTTATTTCGACTATTTAGTTGTGAGTGAGTTTTCTACTAATGTCCCGCGTGAGCAGTTAGTTAATCTAAAGTCCTCGGAATTATAGCGCGAAATCATTTAAGTAAATAAACGAATTAACTGTGTAGGACAAGTGTCTAAGAGCTTGTGGGTGCATCTTACACCGTGGAGCGCTGGGTTGAATCAGCAGGTCGTGACTCATTCGTTTTTCTTCTCTAAGTCCACTGTGGGAGGTATTGTGGTCTGACTCAGATGTCCCCCTCTCAAAGTACTTTTGGATGAGTCTTCCCGCTCTGTATGGGACTCGACTGTCACTTTTCTTTGGTGAAGATGTATTTCGCCTGTCTTTATGTCTTTCAATACAGCCTTTGCTGCGATTTTCCCTTCGAACCTTGATGTTGTTTTGATGGCGCGTATATTATATTTGAAGGCGATTTTTCTAGCTTTAACTTGCCGTGTGTACAGTCTGGCCAGATTATATAGTGGTTCGTAAAGTTATATACCTTTATGCGGTTTTCAAACTCTTCAAATTTTCCTGAGTTTTCTGCGAGTTCATTTTGCAGTTTGGACCATTTAACGATAATGTTGCCGGATTCATCAACTATTGTGATTTTATCCGTCATTCCTGATATTTCGATGGAGTCACCTTCTCTCAGTGTTGTATTTGATTCAATCCAGTTGAGATCAAATTTTAATGCTGGGCGCACATTATCTAAATAGTACATTGTGCCTGCAGTATGTATGGTTTTAATGCCAAGTGCTAATTCTAGATCTTCGGCTGTAGGTTCTCTAAGCATTTTCAATGCTATGCCTTTATGGTCTGCGAATACCTTTGCACCTTTTTGATATCCGGTTTTTGTTATGAATATTCCTTGTATATTACCTATATCATCAAGAGCTGCTGCGAAATCTCTCACCTTGCCAACCGTTATTGTAGATGTATAGTTTTTACACTCAACGGCAACGCGATGAACCAGTCCTGCGACTTTGAATTCCCAATAAACATCTAGCTGATGCTTTTGTGTCGATTTTCCAGCGAGGTTTACATTGTGTTTTACTAAGATTGTATCGAATCCATCAGTTCTAAGGATTTCTTCGTATACCTCTCTCGTTAGTTTTTCGTATTCGGTATCCTGGTTCAACATGTTCGGCTCCTTGGATTTGATGCCAATCGGAGTGAAGTGTTCAGAGCTTTATTTTTGAAGATCTTTACGGCAGTACATATGGCAAAGCCAGACTATGATATTCCATAGGAACCTTCCGACACTTTTCTCGGCTTGCCTGTCAGACCTACCACCGCTAACCTTCTCAAGCTGCTGTATGTAAACCCAGTGGCCGGAGGTGGAAGTCCGAACTGCTAAGGCGTTTTAACTCCCGAAAATATTTGGAGCTTCGCCCATGCACAACAACACAAACAGTTCTTCAACTGATCAAACCGCATCGTCCGTGGATGCCAAGCTTCAAGCCGCAGCCCAGCGAGCAATCCATCATCACTTGCCCCCATCCGACGACGCTGCGCCTGTTGAACTCCCAAGCAACAACCTATTCCTCGTAAACCCGACCATCGACCCCGAAACCCTCCTGGCCAATGCCGCCGAAAACCTCGCATCCGCCAACGAAATGGCCGCCACCTTGGCGTTCGACCTCGACGACTCCCAACGCGCCATCGCCCTGGGCATTCAGCAGTTAATCGAGTTGAGTTCGCTACTCGTTGACCGAGCCCAGGAGCAGGTTGCGCCTGTAACGGCCCCAGTCAAAGCCTGA